CATGACTTCAACATCCCATTTAGCACCTTTAAAGTTTGCTGTTTTAATCTGTGCATCAACAAGTTCACTTACGATTACACGATAAGTTGAATTCATAATGCCAGGAATAGCAAAGTTAAATGCCGCAGGAACTTCTTCGCCGTTACGTTCTACACGACTGATATCAACACCTGTTGATACTGCTTCGCCCTCATTGTTACGACTTTCATAGCCTAAGTAACCATTCAATACGCCTAGACGACCTAGACCGAACTTACCAGAGAATTCTGGCACACGATTGTGCATCTTTGCACGTAATACAACTGTACGATCATCATCCATCGCATCTAATACTGTTGTATCTTCGTCTGTTGTTACTTTCACTGCTTGAATAATCCCAAGCGAATGTGTGTGTTTTACCACGTCTTTTAAAATATCATGCATATGTGTTCTCCTATATTTTATTAGTTCTACTATATCACACTTCGAATAGTTTGTCAAATGATTTTTCTGCAATATCATTTGTTTTTTCTTTTCTTGGATTTGCTGTAGATGGATTATCTACCCAATAGATTGTATTCGGTGGTAAGAACCCGTGTATGAACCAAGCGTTACCGAATGGTGGGGATCCTCCGCCAGTGAAATCAACACGATTGTTATATACTAGTGCTGACATACCATACTCCATAAACATCTTACCACGTGCTGATCCTTGAAAACTTGCTACTGGTAAGAATAGAGCAAACGGTTTACCCAAATCATAACAATGTCGGATAAACTTATCTTTTAGTGAGTAGGGTGGGTTTGTTATAACTCCATCATACACATCTGAAGGTGCGCATTCAAAAAAATCTTTACCATTACTGGGTTCGATATTATAACCAAACTTGGTAAACCCTTCTACAATAAGGCCTGACTTTCCGCTAGTTGCTTCATAGTAAGTCTTATCTTTGTCCAAGTACTTCAACAATGGTTCAACACTATCTGGTGGAGTATAACACTCATCCGATGCGGCATTTCTACCTAAGTTTTGTACTAGTTCTAAGTGTGTTCTTTTAGCCATTAGAATGAAAATAGATCCTCAAATGTTTCTGATGTGTTTGCATTGCGTAAATCCCACTTTAGAACACCAATCAAGTTATCAATCTTTTTATCAATGATAGTTGTCTCCATCAAATCATGATCGAACGGAAGTTCTTGAAACCATTGTGGAATACGAGGTTCATCGATTGGATATGCAATACTTGTCATTTTCATAGGATTGTCTCTGAGTTTACATACAATAGTTTTCATACCATCTGTAATCTCAACTGAGTATCTATCGCTATGCATTTCACGTAGTGTATTCCAATTCAACGCCGCACTTACATGCCCTGGAAGTCTAGGCTTTTGCAGTTTGTCTTCTGAACTACGCAATTTGAAATCTGCATTCTGTGCTTTCTTATACTTCGCTACATCATTTTTGAATTTAGTTAAGTTGTTAACACGCTTAGGAGTACCTTTCTCCCAACCAGGTTTATCACGAAACTCTTTCTTAAAATCTTTGACCATATCAACGATATCATCTTGATTACCGCCAGTGAGTACTTTAAGCAAACAAGAACTAAGAAATGTTTGCATATAGTCTGGAGTATCAGAACGCTTCAAGTCAAGTCCCATAGCTTTAACTTTGCCAGGCTTACCATCTACATCACGGCGTTCACCATCATCATCATAGATAAGCATAGCATATCGTTTTTTCTTAATAAAGATTGCTGATGTTGCTAAGTTCTCACGACCTGCAGCAATGATTTCGCCTTGCTTGCGTGGAACATTAAAGAAATCTTTCATAAAGTCAGGGAAACTTGCGTTTACTTGATCCGCAATTTCATCATACATGGTAAGAGCAATCTCTTTGTCCCATTCAATCTCACCGCTATCAATCTCTTTACTATATGAAGGATACATTGAATAATAGATAGAGTCTGTATCACCATAGATAACTGATTTGCCCTTATAGTCATAAGTGCCGTCGATCACTTCATTTGTCTTAGAACCCATGTGTCGTGTAATACAACGACCACTGAGAGTAGTTGACTGACCGATACGTTTATCATAAAAGCGACATCCTTGATTAAGGATCGCACCATACAAACTGTTCAAGTTAATCTTTTTAACTAGCTGACGTTTATCCCAGAATGCTATTTCTTCTGTGTCGCCATTTTCGATTGCTTTCTTTTTGTTAGCTTGTAGAACTTTACGTTCTGCATACCAACGCTCAAGCAAGCTAGGAATGATTCCTTGTACGTCTTGTTTAAAGACAGTTCCATTTGCACTGATAGCCCATGGCAAGTCACCACTGAATACTAAGTCTGATACTTCAGCACCAGTTAGCTCATGTGAAGAGCCATCTTCCATATCAAGTGTTATGATTTGTGTCTTGTCTTTTTCATTTAGTAAACGAAATTCTTCTGTAGAGAATGTATCTTCCCATGCTTGAGCTGCACCGAAGCCTTTATTCTTCCCACCACGACCAGTTCTAATACGTGTCTGGATCATTTCATCAGTCAAGTCAGGTCTAAGTTGTGCAGTGATAGTTTCTGGTGACATGTTTAACGCACGAATGATAGAAGGATATAGTGAGTTAATATCGATACCAGCTACCCACTTTTGCAGACCTTTCTGTGGATCTGCTACGAAAGCGCCGGCAGCTTTCTGTGCTTCTGCCGCTTCCTCTTCTTCACGTGTAGGTTCATAATCATCGTCTTCTGTATCCCATGATCTACGCTTACGATCTGGAACAACCATACCACGTCTGTGTGCTTCGTTGATGATTGCTGATTCAGTAACAGCAACAGCACCCATAGTAGTTTGAATGTTAACAGTATTATCGTGTGCAATTTCATTTGCTAGATCAATAAAACGTAGCTTCTTATCTAGGTTATCAAGCAATGCAGTATCTTGTCTGTTATATTCAATGAACTTGTAGAAGTCTTGGTTATATAACTGATCTAGTGTACCTTCGTAAGCAATCTTACGTTCATCAAGTTCATACTCACCGATAGCATCAAGTGAATATGAATGCATTTCGTGATATGTATACTTGCGATATAGTTCAAGATAATCGAGGTGAATGCGACCAAGTAAGTTATAACTTGTTTGCTCTTTGCCGTACTTAATAAGTCTCTTAGGAGTAGGATATAAGTCCCACAGACATAACTTACGTGTATGTGACTTACTTAATACACGCACAATACGATTAAGAGTATATGGAATATCAAAGCCTTCGCTATTCCAACCACTAAGAACATCTGCATCTTCGATAAGAGTCAAGAAGTCATTCAACAAATCTGCTTCGCTGAGATACAAGAACGTATCTTCGAACTTATCACATAGTCGTTGTGCTTCTTCTAATCCCTCACCATCACGCATATGCTCTGGCGGAATAACAAACGTTACAAGTTGACCAGTCCATTGTAATGCTACTGTAATTGCAGTAATCGGCATAAACGGATCTTCAGGAGGAGCAAAGCCACGTGCAGCATCGAAATCGACCTCAATATCGAAAAACGCTACATTCAACTTTGGAGAATCTTTACCAAGATAGTTCTCGGCAAGACATCTAATCTCTGGCTTGATATCGCTCTCATAAATCTTTTTATCTGAGTTTATACGTAGTTCTTTGTGCATATCCTTCAAGCGTTTCACTTTTACTTGGCGTACTTTTTCGCCATGAATACTTGTATGAGATCCATTATCGTCACGTACATAAAATGTACGCCACGCAGGATAATCTTGATAAATGCGCTTACCGTTGATACGCTCAACGACTTGCACAATATCTTTATCTTTGTTGTAGTATGCGTCTACATAACTCATTTATAGTGTGCGTCCTACAGTCTCAAGTACAGTTTCAACGTCTTCGAAGTCTTGTTTTGCTCCCTGAAGATTTGCTTTATGTGCAAGTGAAATTGCTTTGTTTAGAACTGCGGGTTTGATATCTAGTTCTTCTGCGATTGCTTTTACTGTATCACGTAGTCCACCTTTAAGGTCATCTACTTCTTGTAGCACTGAACATCCTTCATCTACTAGTTGTTTCAGTTTTGCTTTGTCTTCTGATGAAATGTTTTCTAGTGACATATATTATTCTCCTCATAAGGTTAAAAAAGGAACTCACAATTGAGTTCCTTATAAGATAACACAGTGAGGCACCAATGTCAAGTATGTTTTTCTAATAATTCACGAATTACTTTACCTGTATCACTGTTGATAATTCTTTGATTTGCATCAATATATTCTTGTATTGCATTGTAAAAGCATAGATGTCCCTGAGGGTTTTCGTAAAACCCAGATATTCCAAAAAACTGTATTATGAAATCCCATTCAGATTTCTTATATTCAGGTGATAGTAGGTCACTCCACTCTATCTTTCTCACTACTTTATACATATTACCAAATGACTTTCTTAAACCCATTTCTTGATTATGAATTAATAGCTCATCATTATTTTCTTTTACAAATTTGATGTTTTTTACAATCTGTTTAAAATGGTCAGATTGTTCTAAATTGTCTGTTGTGTACGCATGTTCAACGTAGCCATTCTGATGATATGTGACACCAGTTATTGCTCTTTTATATAGAAGTAATACATTCTTCTCATAGATATTTTTTGTAGTTTCTTGTAGCACAAGATTAGCACCAGGCTGAAGCATATGTGAAATAATCCATTTATGCTTAAATTGCCTGTTATGATGTTCTGCGAATTCACTATCGTTGAAAAAGAATTCAATATTCTTTATAGATACGTGAAGATTATTACTAAGATTGCCTACGTAGAATGCAACACGATTTTTATCAAGCCAGTTATTACCTGCTTTTGATACATTGTAGTCTCCTAAATTAGCGCAAGAATGTGTTACATATTTGTACTCATTACTGTCTTGTCTTGCAAGAAGATAACTTTGATTTGAAACAAGCTGATGGAATAACGAGGATATAAAATTACCACCGCAACCAGGAGTGAACGCCATGAAACGATACTTATCAGTAGATAACATTAAGTTCTCTTACTTTCTATGTGATTTACATTTCTCTGCTAAAGAATCAATTATGTTCATATCTGAATCTGTTAGTTGGTGCATCTGTTTTGGATTTGATTTTAGCTTGATATTTTTACCGCCAACACTAATAGTGTCACCAGCTTTTTTACCTGACTTTGCTGCTTTATCTAATTCTTTATAAAACTCATTATATTCTGAAAATGATGCACGGGTAGATGACTGCATAATTCTATTAGCTGTTTCATCTGCCTCGCCTTGAATACTTTTTGCTGCTGCATTGTATGCGTTGCCAAGCCCGCCCGCAACGCCGCCTACTGCTTTACCAACTCTTTTTATATTACGTCCGACCTTTACTGCCTTAGAAATCTTTGGTGCATGTTTAGCAGCCGCTTCTGCACCACGTGCAAGACCGCCTACTGCGCCTGCCGCCGCTCTTGCAACACCACCTGCTACAGCACCTACTGCTGGAAGAATTTCATCTAGTTTGCCTTCTTTTAATGCACCCATTGCAACTTTAG